CCACCAAACGGCAGGGGTCAGCACCGGCATGCACCCTGACCCCCCTCCCTAGTACCCTCTCGATACCTGGGTACTTGCGAGGATACCCTTTTGGGTCGCGAGGGTGGCATAGGTCGGCGGGGGGAACCCCTTAGGGTTATACTATGTATACCATTATATATATATTATTCCTCACCCAACCATCTGGTGACCTTCACGGTGTGGTGGTCACTATGGTCACTGTCGCGTCGTTTTTTTTCCTTAAAAAAAGCGGCTTCGCCGCTTCTTTTTCGGTGAGCCGTCAGCTAAGAAAGGAGAAGGGTTATGTCAATGGACTTTAAGGAGCAAGCGGGTATGGTAGCCGCGAAAGCGGCCAAGGACGGGCTGCTCGAAAGATACCGGCAGTACGGGCTGGACGATATGGCGGTCGCGAACGCAATTAAAGGTGGACTTAACGCCAGTAAACATGTGGAGGTCCTTACCCCGAAAGGGTGGGACCAATCACCGGGACAGCCTGATCACAAGTCAAGGTTGTCTGCGGCGAATATGCTCGCTGACCTTCTTGACATGAAGGCACCCCTCAAGATCGACCTACGAGCACAGGGTATCATCGGTAACGCCTCCCGAGCACTCGTCGAAGAGGTCCTCCTTGAACAAGGGCTGATAGAGGTGGTCCCTGACCCTGACCCCGTCAGTGCCGGTCCGGTCACGGTACCATTGCGTCCTTCGTCTTTCTTAATGGAGGATGGCTTCCCGGTGAGGTTGTGATTGCCAGGGCCAAGCCAGTCTTAGTTGTCGCGGGAGCGACCCGGCTTTTTCCTTTTCCTAACGGGGATTTTAACACAAACGGCGAGGGCCGCACAAGTTATCCGAAGAGCCGCTAAGGACGCGGGTCGGCGCAAACGGAGGGCAAGGGGTAATGTCTGAAGAATTAATACGCGGGTTAAGGGCGATTGCGGATTTCCTTAAGCTGAAAAAGGTAGGTACGGTACGTCATTGGCAGGAGAAGTACCATCTACCTATCAGAAGGGATCCAAGTGGTCAGGTATTTGCGGTAACTAGCGAGTTGGTTAACTGGCTGATAGTATATGATGCAGAGCGAAGCAAAATCGCGCAAAAACAAGTGTACCGAGGCGCGGTAAAGAAACAAATGGAAAGAAAACAATTTAGGGAGGAGCTAGAAAGACGTGGATAGACAGTCACCCGTACACGGAATGGGGAGGGAAGAGGCTACCTATCAGTATGGCTTGTTCCTGGCGAGGGCGCGGAAGGACGGCGAAAAAGTGCTAAGGGACATGATGCGCTACCTGGCCCTTAATGACCTTTTCTTTTTATTAACGAGGGTATTAAAGAGGAAGGACGCGAATAAAGACTTCGTGTATGATATGTGCCGGATGGTGCAAGCCGACCCCAACGGTAATCTTGACCTATGGGCGCGAGAGCATTACAAGTCGACCATTATCACCTTCGCATTAACCATACAAGACATCCTCAACAACCCGGATCTCACGGTGGGGATCTTTAGCCATACAAGACCTATCGCGAAGGCATTCCTTAGGCAGATCAAGAGGGAATTTGAAGAAAACGAGGTACTCAAAGACCTGTTCCCGGAGGTACTGTATGACAAGCCCATGCAGCAAAGCCCGAAGTGGAGTGAGGACGAAGGCATCATCGTCAGAAGAAAAGCCAACCCAAAGGAAGCCACTATCGAGGCTTGGGGGCTTGTGGATGGGCAACCGACTAGCAAGCACTATTCCCTCATGGTCTACGACGATGTGGTCACTAAAGAGAGTGTGCAATCGCCGACCATGATCCAGAATACCACCTTTATGTGGGAAAACAGCCGCAACCTAGTTTCCACGGAAACAGGCTGTACCCGTTACGTGGGTACCCGATGGCACTATGCGGATACCTACTCAGAGATCCTCAAAAGGAGAGCGGCCATCCCGAGAGTATTCACCGAGGAGAGCGCCGAGGGTAAGCTGTACATGTGGACCCCCGAAATACGTGATATGAAACGGCGCGAGATGGGTCCCTACGTGTATGCTTGCCAGATCAGGCAGGACCCGAAGCAGGGATCTCAGATGGGTTTCTTGCGTGAGTGGGTCCACCATTGGAAGGGGGACAACTGGACAGGGATGAACATCGCTCTTATCTGTGACCCCGCCTCCAGTAAGAAGAAGAAGGACAACGACTATACGGTAATGATCGTCGCGGGGCGCGGGGCCGACGGAAAGCGGTACCTTATCGACGGTATCAGGGACCGACTCAACCTGACTGAAAAGTGGAAGCATTACGTCGCTTTCCACCGCAAGTACAAGCCGATGACCTCCGCTTACGAGGAGTATGGCCTGCAGGCTGACATCGAGTATTTTCAGGAGAAGATGGAGCAGGAGAACTATCGCTTCCGCATCATCCCTGTCGGCGGCACCATGCCAAAAGCGGACCGTATCCAACGCATGGTCCCTTGGTTTGAGAATGGGGACTTTTACCTGCCCGAGTTTATCCGCAAGAGAAACTGGGAAGGGGAGATGTACGACCTCGTCAAGGTACTGGTTGAGGATGAATTGTTAGCCTTCCCATTCTGCGAACACGATGACGGTATTGACTGTCTGGCGCGTTTGTGCGACAACGAGGTACAACTACCGATACCTGAACCTTTAAACGATAGCGAGGTGGGTATGCCCAGGGGGTTAATACCCCAGGACGACAGTTCGGGTAATTATGATGTACTAAGATACGGGATGGAGTAACTACTATGGGACGTGATCCTATTACGAAGCCCCTGTTTAAAGCTGTTGACTGGGTAGGTGACACGCTAGGGGGGCTTATGCCGAAAGCTCCTGATACACCTGCCATACAGAAGGCAGAGGAGGCTCCTCCCCCGAAAGAGGATGATGCCGCCATCAAGGATGCAGCGGCAAAGGACAGGGAACTCGAGAAGAAGCGGAAAGGAAGGGCGTCTACCATCCTTACCGGAGGCGAGGGAGACACATCCACCGCCCCCACTACCCGAAAAATCCTCCTAGGTGAATGATGTTCACTGAACCCAAAGAGAAAAGTATTGAAAAGCGCATGAAGCAGATGCAGGATGTGCGCTCCGGATATGAGGACCTTCATAAGGAGGTCATCAAATTCATCTCCCCCCAGCGGTACAATTATGACCGTACCGCAGAGAAGGGGAAGAAGTACGGGCAGGGGGTATACGATGGGTCCCCCATCTCCGCCCTCAACTTGTTTGCCGATGGGATCTTTGGCAGCATGATGAACCCCGCCATGCGCTGGTTCCGCCCCAAGCTCCATAGGGACTTTTGGCATGCAAAGCAGGTCACCGCCCGCGAGAAACTGGACATCCAGGAATGGTTGGACGAGGTAGAATGGAGGTTATATGGCGCCTTCTCCCGATCTAACATTTATGAGGAGGTACCCGAGTTTCTCCGTGACGGTGGATCCGTTGGCACGGCCAGCATGTACAACGAAGAGGACGTTGCCCGCGACCGAATCGTCTTCAGTACCCGCCACCCCGGTGAGTGCTACGTCGCCGAGAACAACTTTGGTTTCGTTGACACCATGTATCGCAAGTTCAAGTGGCCTCTCCGCAAACTGGTTCAACGGTTTGGTGTAGACAGCCTACCTAAGCAGATCCAGGACTTAAGTAGCCCCAATCAGGATATGGAGTACGAGATCATCCATGCCGTCTACCCGCGAGGCGAGATTGAGGTCTTCTTTGATGACCAGGGTATCCGCGCCCCGAAGATGGGTAATAAGTCCTTTCCGTGGGAGTCCGTCTACCTGATGATTGGCGTGGCCGAGGGACCCCACATCCTTAGTGAATCTGGCTACAAGCTATTCCCTTACAACGTGTGGCGGTACAGGAAGAACAGTGATGGGGGTCCTTATGGCGAATCCCCCGCGCAGGATGCCCTTATCGACATCTACGCCCTCAATCAGGTGGGAAGGTCAATGTTGATCGCCGCGCAGAAGAGTGTGGAGCCACCCTGGAACGTGCCCGAGGAAATGAGGGGGAAAGTAAGGATCAACCCCAACGGCCTCAACTATTATAAGGACGAACGCAGGGTGATCGCCCCTATCGATGCCGTCCGCCAGTTTACCAACGCGGAATATATGGAGTCGCGAAAGAGGGAGGCGGTAGAGGAACACTTCAAGGTCAAGTTCTTCACCATGTTATATACAGCCGCCATGGAGGGTCGTCAACTCTCCGTGCCGCAGGTGCTGGAGATGCAGGGGGAGAAGGCCGCGCAGATGAGCACAATGGTTGGGCGGCTGATCAGCGAACTGTTTGACCCCCTCATCGATCGCGTTTTCCAGGTGGAGTGGGATGCTGGTCGTATTCCCCCTCCCCCGCCCATCCTTGAGGACCAGCCCGTCGAGATCGATTACCTTGGTCCCCTCGCCCTCGCGCAGAAGAAGGTGTTCCGCATCCAGGGTGTCATGCAGGGGCTGGAGATCCTGGGGCCGGTAGCAGAGCGTTTCCCCGAAGTGCTCGACAAGGTCAACGCGGACGTGATCGCCGAAGAGGTACTGGACGGGACCGGATTCCCCGCGAAGGCTATCCGCTCCGATGACGTGGTTGCCAAGATAAGGAGTGATAGGGCCGATAGGCAGGCGCAGGAGAAGAAAGCGGCGATGATGCTGCAGATGGCGCAACAGGTACCCAATGTCTCAAAGAAGCCTGAGGACGGGAGTCCGCTGGCAGGTATGGTGCAGTAATGGGCATCCGCGAAATGCTTTCCGGGCGTAACCTGGAAGAAGAGAAGGAGATAGAACTCAGGAAGGCTTATAACCTTCTTTTCACGAGCGTGCCCGGACAGAAGGTGCTCGCGCATATGCTCGCCGAACTCCACTTTTTCAATGAGATCGACACGGAGGAGGAGCGCATCCTGTCCAATTACGCGAAGCACCTCCTCAGCCGGATCGGCGTCTGGCAGGGGATCAACGTTGATCATGTGGTGCAGTCCTTTCTTAAGGCACCGCTCACACGCGAGGAAGACTAAGGCCTGAACTCCCCTTAGGGAGTTAATATACTCTTCGGAGGTAGTGGCAGATGGGACAGCTTTCAGTGAAGACCTGGGGTAGCTCCAAAATCTACCGTGGCATGAAAGGTACCTGGCAGATGGGGGAGTTCTCCTCCACAACGACAGGTAAGGGACTCAAAATCAGTTCAGCCCGAACGTCTCTTCATCGGGTCTATGGTGACACGGGTGGGACGGCACTCACGACGGGGGCGTATCGGTCCTCCCTGAGCCGGTTCCTGATTGACCTCGCGTTTAGTGGCAATATCAGCGTCTTCGGCCACCAGGGGCAGATCAAGGTGAATGCGAGCGTTACCGCAGACTTCATCGCAGGTGTGTGGGGATACGCGGAAGTTACTGCCGGAAAGACCATCACTGGTCCTATTACCGGTGTCCGTGGTACGGTGGATATGCCCGCGACGGCAGTTATTGCCGCGAATCAGATCGCTTCTGCCTTCCTCGCGGACTCGATCGACATCAACTGCACCCATACCGGAAAGGCGGTTCCCTTCCATGTCCCCACAGTGGCAGTAGGGGCGTGGGATGCACTTATCGCACTTGGTGCCACTACGGGGTGCAATATCACCTCCTACACGGGGAATGGTGCCTGGGTTCCCGGCAACAAGGGTACGTTTACGCAGTTGGGCCAGTTGAAGGTCCTTATTGACGGCACTACTGTCTACATCCCCTACGGATCAGTGGCGTAAAAGGAGGAGAAGGGAGCATGTTACTGGACAGCGAGGACCAAAGGGAGAAACTGATCGCCGTCATCGAGGCGGTCCGAATTGAAGGCACCCTGGCGGAGGTAGAACATATCTCCGCTGGGATGCGTTCCTTGTTTAACCAAGTGAAAGCGGCAGGGATAGATAAACCGGAAAAGGAGTAGGAGGGTATCATGGGAGAAGAAAATAGTGGAAACCTGGGATGGAGAGCGGCTCTTACGCCTGACCTTCAGAACAACGAGCATCTGACCCCCATCAAGGAAGTGAAAGACCTAGCCGCTGGCTACGTCGACGTAACGACCAAATACGGTGAAGCGGGAAAGAAGCTTGCTGATTACGAAGGGAAGATGAAAGAGGCACTGTTTATTCCCGGAGATGACGCTGCGGACGATGTAAAGGCGGCTTTCTACAACAAGCTGGGAAGGCCGGAAACACCTGATAAGTACAGCTTCAAGAAGCCTGAGGATTGGCCCAAGGACCTCCCTTACGACGAGAACTTCGAAAAGGGGTTCCGGGACTTCGTCCACAAGGCAGGTATCACTGACAAGTCCGCATCCCAGATGTATGGCTGGTATACGGGCATCGTCAGGGAAGCGGCAAAGAAGGATCTGGAAATGCGGCAAGCCGCCCTTACCGAAGGTAACAAGGCGATGCAGGCCGAGTGGAAGGATAAGTTCGACGAAAACTCGACCATTACCGCTCGTGCAGTAAAGGCGTTCGGTGGTGACGATCTCAAAAAGTACTTGGACGAGTCGGGGTTGGGCAACAACCCCATCCTGGTGAAAACCTTTTTCAACATTGGCAGGGCCATGATGGAGGACAAGTTCGTCGAGGGTGACCCGTCGAAGCCCAAGCAGGCTCAGGGCAGAATCCATTATGAGTCCATGGAAGGCCCAAAAAAATAAAGGAGGATTTACCTCATGGTTAATACGGTACAGAACCAGCTTACCCTGCTGGAACTGGCAAAGAGGAGTAACAACGGCAACTTCCTGGAGATTGCCGAGGTGCTCAACGAAATCAACGAGGTCCTGCAGGACGGTATCTGGGTGGAGGCGAATCAGGTCACCTCCCATATCGGGACGCAGCGAACTCACCTGCCTTCCGGTTCGTGGAAGCAGATCAACGTCGGTATCGCAAAGTCCGCTTCGGCAACGAAGCAGGTGACGGAGCCGGTGGGTGTCCTCGAGGACTACTCCATCGTTGACAAGCGGCTCGTTGACCTCGCCTCCGATCCGATGAAGTTCCGTTCGGACGAGGACATCGCGCACGTGGAAGGCATGTCGCAGACGATCGCCGATGGCATCATCTACGGCAGCATCGCCACCACGCCGGAAGCCTTCAACGGGTTTGCTACCCGCTACAACCTCACCTCGATGGCCAACGTGTACGGCGCGGGTGGGACCGGCAGCGACACCACTTCCCTCTGGCTCGTCGAGTGGGGTCCCCGCAAGGTGCATTTCCTTTACCCCAAGGGAACCACGACCATCGTCTCCACGAAGGACCTTGGCATCCGCCCCGCGTACGACAGTGGTACCCCTTCGCTTCCCTACGAGGCGTACTGGACCCACTTCGCCATCGCTGGCGGTATCTACGTTCACGACGACCGTTGCGTGCAGCGCATCGCCAATATCGAAACCACGGGTACGTCGAGTATCCTGAGCGACGATGACATCATCACGGCGATGAACCAGATGCCCAACCCGTCCACGATCGCCGGGGTGAAGATGTACGTCAACCGGACCCTCAAAACCCAACTGGAGATCCTGGCCAAGGATAAGTCCAACGTGAACTACACGTCGGATAACGCTTTCGGCGCTCCCATTACCCGTTTCCGTGGTGTTCCTGTTCGCCTTTGTGAGGCAATCGTCGACACCGAAACGGCCATCAGCTAAAAGGAGGGTAATAACATGCCTTTGATGGATGCAATTCTTATCTTCAGCGACGAGCAGGCCTTCGTAGGCGCTGGTTCTGCCGCGTCGACCAACGTGATCGACTTCGGGGAAACCAATCCCAATCTGGGAGACGGTACCCCGCTCATTGTCAACTTCATCATCAACGAGACTTTCACCACCTGTGACTCGGTGGCCATCACTCTTCAGGATGGGGCAACCAGTACCCCAGCGACGGACCTTATCACGTCAGCCGCTGTCCTTACCGCCAGCCTGACCAAAGGTGCATACCTCCGGGAGATCATGATTCCCAGCCGGCACCTTCGCTACATGCGGCTTTACTACACCATCGCGGGTAGTAATCCTGGGGCTGGGAAAATCACGGCGTATATTGGTACTCCCAAATGAACCCGATAGCCCAGTAGGAGGTGTATTATGCCAGAGTACAGAGCAGTTCGTAAGTGTTTTCACGATGGGAGACTCTTCAAGCCAGGGGATGTGCTGTTTACGGCGGCAGGGGTGAAGGTACCCCGCCACTTTATTCCCACTCCCGCGTTCTCTATCGATGCCGTGAAAGAGGCCGAGGTGGAGGATAAGAAAGAGAAAAACTTGAAGATTGCCGCAAACAAGGCCGCGAAGGCGGATAAATAGTCCCTCCGCTGGGTGCTCCTTGACCCTAGGGCAGGAGGAAACTCCCTACTCCTGCCCTTTTTTATCCTTTCTGAAGGAGGTGTACCTTGTCCACGTCGGTAGAGATCGCCAACATGGCCCTTATCAAGGTGGGGTCAACTCGCATTACCTCTCTCACGGGCACGGGCAAGCCCGAGCAACTGTGCAACGCCCTCCTTCAACCTATCATCGATCTTATCCTTTCCCGATTCGACTGGAAGTGCGCACGCGTGAGGGTGGCCTTGTCTCAGTTTGCCACCGCCCCTACCTGTCAGTACGATTATCAGTATGCTCTCCCTACCAGCCCCTATTGCCTAGCCATCCGACAGATCCACTATGGCGACGAGGGCACCCTTTTCACGGATTGGGTGGAGGAGGGCCGCTACATCCTTACCAATCAAGACAATGACGATGATGACCTTTACCTCGTATACACGGGTCGTATCGTAGACCATACCCAACTCCCGCCTCACATTGTCACCGCCGTCGTTGACATGCTGGCCTGGAAGCTGTCTTACTCCCTCGTCCCCAAAGCCGAATTGCGGCAGGTGCTGCGAGAGGATGCGGTGGGGTCTAGTGGTAACGGTGGGTCCCTCCTCGACGCGAAGCAGAGCGAGCAGGCTACCGGGGAGCAAAATGACGAGGGGGATACCTCCTGGGCTAGCGAGGGTCGCTAATGAGAGCGAACCCAATCCTCACCAACTTCACTTCCGGCGAACTATCTCCCCGCCTCAACGGCAGGGTGGACATCTCCAAGTATTTTAACGGGTGCCAGCGGCTCGAGAATTTTATCGTCATGCCCCATGGAGGGGTATGCCGCCGCCCTGGCGTATACCTCGTTGCCGCCGCGAAGGAGGCCGCGAAGAAATGTCGATTGGTTCCCTTTGAGTTCTCCACTACCCAAGCTTACATTCTTGAGTTCGGCCACAACTACATCCGCGTTTACAAGGATAAGGGGCAGGTAACCTCCACGGGTACCCCCGTTACCATCGTCACCACCTACACGGAAGCGGAACTACCTGCATTACAGTTTGCACAGTCCGCGGACATTCTTTATATTGCTCACCCTAACCATGCCCCGGCCACTCTTACTCGTAGTAGCCATACCTCGTGGACGTTGGCTGATATCTCTTTTACCCCGGCCTCCTTCAACTCCGCAAATAACTACCCCTCCTGCGTTGCCTTCTATGAGCAGCGGTTGTGCTGGGCAGCGACTAATACTAACCCCCAAACCATATGGGCCTCCGCTTCTGGTGACTACCTTACTCTTACTACTGGGGTAGATGCGGACGATGCCTTCTCCTACACGATCGCTTCTGACCGTGTCAACCGTATCCGATGGATGGTACCCTCTAATTACCTCTTCCTGGGTACGGTAGGAGGCGAGTTCAGGTTCGGCGGCTCTTCCACCACGGACCCCGTTACCCCTACCAGCGTCAACGCGAAGAGGCAGAGCACGTTTGGTAGCAAGGACATGCAGGCCCTCCTCGTCGGCGATGCCATCATTTACATTCAGCGGTCCGGGAAGAAGGTGAGGGAGCTTTCGTACAGCTTTGAGAAGGATTCCTACCGGTCCAAGGATACTACCCTGCTGGCCGAGCATATCACCAAGACCTCTACCCCATCTGATACGGGCATTTCCGAGATGGCTTACCAACAGGACCCGGACTCGATCGTGTGGGCGGTCAGGGTGGACGGGACCCTGCTGGGCATGACGTACGAGCCGGAACAGCAGGTGTATGGGTGGCATCGACACACCTTCACCGATGCCCTTTGCGAATCGGTGGCATGTATCCCCGGCACAGGGGAGGATGAGGTGTGGGTGTCCCTCTACTGGAACGGCGCGAGATACATTGGATATATGACTCCCCGCGACTTTGGTGATCAGCGCGACGCGATCTTTATGGACCTCGCCGTCACCTGGGACGGGGGAGCGGCGGTGACCGTTACCAATGCCACCCAGGCGAACCCTGTCGTGATCACCGCTACCAATACCTTTGCGGATGGGGATCAGGTCCGGTTCCAGAACGTGCAAGGGATGACGGAACTAAATGGGAACGTGTATACAGTCGCTAATCGGGCAGCGGGGTCCTTTGAGCTAAGCGGGATCAATGGTATTGCCTACGAAGCGTGGGTAGCCCCTGGCGCAGATGATGCTACCCCCGAGGTAGAGCAGGTCGAGAACACCTTTACCGGCGCAACCCACCTTGCCTCCCAGGTCTGTGCCGCGTACGGTGATGGGGGTGCGTTGGCTGACATCACCGTTGACGGGTCCGGCGGGTTCACCACCTCCAGTTACTATAATACGCTCCATGTGGGGATCGGGTACGATAGCGTCCTTCTGCCGATGAAGTTGGAGGCTGGGGCTACCATGGGTACGGCCCAGGGCGAGACGCAGCGAGTGCACCGGCTGGCCGTGAAGGTGTATGAATCCCTCCCCTTCCAGTATGGTACCTCGATGGATGACCTGCTGGATATGCCCTTTGAGGTCAACAGCGAGCTGTATGACGGGGATCTCTCCATCGAGTTTGATGGTGGGTATGGGTTCCCCGCTGACGTATACGTGGTGCAGAACCTGCCCAACCCCCTTACCATCTTATCGATCATGCCCAAGCTGGAGACGGTGGAATGAATATGGTTCCCTTCCAGAAGGAGCACCTTCCCGGCGTTGACGAGGGGTGGCTCGACTTAGTTATTAGTAATGGTCCCTCCATGACCGGGATGGACGGGGACAAAGTAGTATTCTGTATGGGCCTTATTATCATCAAGGAGGGGGTAGCCGAGTCTTGGATACAGGTTCCGGACCCGTTCTTCCGCACTAGCCTTCCCCACGTGCGGTTCATCCTCTCGTCCGCACGCAAGTACCAGGATTACTTTATTCGCGACCTTAATCTGCGCAGGATTGCCGCCTGGATACGGTGCGACGAACCCCGTCACGCGGCCTTTTTGGAGAAGATGGGATATCAGCGCGAGGGGGTCATGCGGCGGTTTGAGAAAGACGGTTCCGATTGTTACCTCTACGCGAAAGTGAAGGAGAATGGAAATGGGTGTTGAAACACTGGCCATGATAGCCATCGGGACCACCGTCCTCTCTACGGGGATGGGCGTCTATCAAGGAATACAGTCAGGCAAGGACGCGAAGGCGTGGTCCGAGTATAACGCTGGGGTGATGGAAAACGAGGCCACCATGGCAAGGCAGAATGCCGCTCTGGAGGCCGAGCAGCAGAGGAAGGCAGGGGCGAGGCTGAAGGGGGAGCAGAGAGCCGCGTTCGCGAGAGCAGGGGTGGACATCAGTAGCGGATCACCCCTCGACGTGCTGGCGGAAACTGCCTCCGAGACTGAACTTGCCATCAGCACCATCAAGTGGGCGGGGGAACAGCAGGCGAAAAGGGCTATATCAGCCGCCGAGGCCGAGAGGATGAAAGGGAAGGCAACTGAAAGGGCATCCTACTGGGGGGCTGGCTCTACCTTCCTTACCGGAGCCTCCAAAGCGACCAGTATGGGCCTCAAGTACAACCAGACCTACGGCACCGCCGGATACGGGAAAAAATCCTCCATTACCGAAGAGAGCTTGTACGACTAATGAAGATACCTCGATCACCACTCGCGGGAATAGAGAAGGGCGTTAATCCTGCCGTGCCGATGGATACGGATGCGATGATTGCTCCTAGCCGAGCTGCCGCCACCGCTGCTTATCGGGTAGGGGAGGCGTCTGACCAGCTTCTCGACACGGCTATCAAGATTCAGGAGGAGAAGGATGCATTACTCCTCGTGGACCACATGACGCAACTGCGGAACGTGTCAAGGGACTACGTTGCCGAGACAAAGAAGAAGATAGGGAAAAATGCGCTGGACCTGCAGCCAGGGGCGAGGGAGTGGCTGTCAGGTACCGTAGACAGCATGGAGCAGGGACTCACGACCAACCGGCAGAGGGGGCTGTTCAAGAAAATGGCTGCCGCCGAGGTGGATCAAACCCTCAATCAGGTGGCCGCGCACGAGTATACTCAGCTCACGCAGTATAGGGACGACCTGCGGCAAAACTCTATCAACGAGTCCACCCTTGCCATCCGCAACGCGGCGGGGAATCAGGCCCTGATCCAGAAAGCGGTGGACAATCACGTTAACAACATGAACGTGATCTATCACGGGCAGGATACCACCGATTTCAAGCAGGCTGACCTGTCGCGACTCAACCTGGAAGCCCTCACGCAGAGCCAGCATTGGCGGCACACGACGGTCGCCAACGAACTCATGACCAAGTTCGCGGGTGACCCGGAAGCGATGACCAAGCACCTGATGGACCCGAATAACTATAAGGAGTTATCCATCGAGGAAAAGCAAGCCATCGGTACCATCGTCTATAGCGAGTTCGGGCGGCAAAAGGCATTCAAGAAGGAGCAGATGGAAGAGCAGGCTCAGGGGCTGTGGGCCGACTACTATGACGCGAGGTACGGGAAGAATAGGGGTAATCCGGGAGCGTTGGCCAAGTGGCACGCGAACGTGGCCGACCTTACCCGCCGGGGTATGATACCGAGTAGCGTCATGCAGAACGCAATCCAACTGGAGGCTAGCGAACAGGCATCCATCCGGGCAGCAGCGGCGGCAGGTAGGGCGCAAAAGGCCTGGGATGATGCCAACAATCCCCTGCTGAAAGGGGATCCGAAGATAACGGCGTACTTTACCGAGTTGGCGGCGAAGGACCCAGGCTCGCTCGATATCGGGGTAATGGCGGGGTATATCGGCAAAGGGCTGTCCTATAAGGACTTTGAGCACCTGTCCGGCATCAAGAAGGGGAAGGAGAAATCGGTCTGGACCTCCCCCAATGGAAAGCTGGTTGGACAGGAGCTGATCGGGTACAAGAAGAACAGGAAGTTTGGGTCCGACACGGAGAAGAATAATGAGGAGTTCAACGTCTCCTTCAAGAAGATGGAGGCGTTCCTCATGAAGAACCCGGACGCGACGGCTGAGCAGATTAATACTGAGATGAAGACGCTGATGAAGCCCTACCTGCGCAACAAGATCCTAAAAGCGTTCGATGCGCTGACTGATGGTGGTGCCCCCTCCCAAGCAACACCCACTCCTAAAAGTACAGCACTAGGGGAGGAGGAGTAATGGACGCTTACGACGTCATGTTTGGCCAACTGGATCCGGAAGAACTCAAGAAGGTGAACCGGTCCAGGAACTATGGACAGGCTATCAACCTTCCCGCGAAAGAGGTATATGAGGGGTTCGATATCGTCGAACAAGAGATGGGCACGCGCAAGTCACAGGCAGCGGCGAAGGGGCATGATCCTTTCGTAAACTTCAATCCGGACGCACCTGATGGGCAGGATCCCTTTACCGGGGCAACTGCGAGAGACTACGCCGAGTTGCTCTACCCTGCCGCGAAGGCAGCCACCAAGGGTACTGCCGAAAGCCTCATGAGCGGGGCGTACATTGCGGCGGGTCATATGGGGTTGCAGATGCTCGACGTGCTCAAGTATATCGGATCCAAGGGGGCACCCGAAGGGGTGATCAGTACGATGCTCCCTGAAATGGAAGGGACGGACGTGTTCCCCCTGGCGAAGACCATGTTTGAGAATACGGTCAAGAGGGGGGAGGAGTTCAAGAAGTGGGCAGAGGAGGATGGGGTAGGACCCATTGCTCAATTTATTGCAGAAACGGCGGGGTCCGCACCGGCAGGTATCGCCGAGTTCATGCTTAACATGCCTTTCTACGGGGCGAAGGGGGGCATGAAAGCCGAGCAGAAGGGGGATAATGAGTTCATCGGATTCCTCAAGGGTGCCCTCGAGAGGAACCTGATGGGGCGCGTGCTCCACAGTGCCGCCGCTCTCAATAGACCTATGCGCATGGGGGTGACCGGAGCGGTATTCGAAGAGCAGGCGAGGCTGGGAGAGGGGGTGAGCGATCCCGAGAAACTGATGGAGGCGTTCCTCACGGGGGGTATCTTCGGAACGATGGGGGGTAAGGGAAAGATCAGTACGCACGACCTGCGCAAAGAGTTGGGGAACCTGGAGATGGAAGCGCGGGAACGGGTGCGGATTCTGGGCGAGAGTGCGCCTGGGGATATCATGCCGGGAGAGCGGGGGAGCGCGACGGGAAACTACCTGGGCGGCGAGCCTGAGTTGACCATGACCCGCGCCATTCGTGTCGGCAAGAAGACCTACCCCGTCGAGGAGGGGAGTGATCACGGGAAGACGTACGAGAATATCCCTACTAGCGAGTTGGTCAAGGCCGGGACGGACCTGCAGACGGGGTGGATGGACCAGAAGGGGAAGTTCTACACAAGGCAAGAGGTGCCGTGGGAGAAGACGACGAATATGAGGGACCTAACGGAAGGAGAGACAAAGAAGATGGATCAGGGGCGAGCTGGGGACGAGATCTCCACTGACCTGCTCAAGGGGAACACTCCCAAGTTTAAGAACAGTGAGGAGGCCGTCTTCTTTGGTGGGAAGGCCACCCCCGAGCAGGTAACCCAGCTCAAGGCCGCGCGGGAGAAGGGGTATGCTGACACAGCAGCCCGTAAGGACGCGGCCTTTGAGGCAATGAAGGCGGGCGACTTTGGCCCCACTAACCAGTTGATGAAAGACTCCCTGCAAAACCAATTCATGCGAGAAGCCATCGAAACGGCTGAAGGA